CTGTCAAAAAGCTCGTTGGATAGCCGAAAATTATAGAAATATGATTCCTACCTCATTGCGACCTTCCCAGCGCTATTAACAACCTTTAATCTTCTGAGCTTTAGAACGGCATGGTTTATCATATCAAACGTATCAGAAAAGTGGGTTGTTTCTGACTGATCCATATTGTGGTGCTTCTCATCAGTCTTTAGCTTTTGTGTTTTACCATTCTTAATCGTTGCTGCGCTACCCGTAATACTTATAATTAGCTTGGTGCACCTGTTATTTATCCTGATGGGCAAATTATCATCATTCTTCTCAGTAAGCCATTCCCTGGAATCCTGGTGCTTCATGTAATGCTCGGGAGCTTCGGCTGTATAAACATCGATGACTTTCCATTTATTTCTTTTCAGAATCTTTTTAACAATTACAAAGTATTGGTCAGCATTTACCCGTTTACCCGTTGCCGTTTGATCAAAGACATAGTATACCTTTTTATTCTGGTGATTTCTGTGCCTGTCACAGAATAATTGAACAGCCTCCTGGAGTTCCCCGCTGATAGCCTGTAGTGTTTCCTCTGCAGTTAATCCTTCTGGCTCATAATCAGGCATGGCATATAGGTTATCTACATAGTTCAAACTTATGTAGTCATTGCCGGGCAGCACACCTATCTGGGCCACACTAATTGGGGCAATGCTGTGCTGGTAATCAGTAGCTATGATAAAAGCCTTATTCGGGTCAATATCATTAGCTAAATCATGACAATGTATAGCAGGAGAAAAATCCGGGTAAAAGCTCTCACCTGGCTTATCTGGATCCTTATTCTCATAAGTAATCTCAAATTCATACCGTTTGCTGTTGCGCCGCTTATCCTTTAACCATGCCTCTCCATGAGCATACACCACATCGTAAGCAGAAACTTCTGCCACATACACCATATTTTGGCGGAGCCTGGTCAGTTTTTGCTCAATATCAAAAATCTCCCTTCTCATCACCTGCCGGTTATTTACACCCGCAGTACCGTACTTTAGCTTTAGCTCATTTAAATGGAGCTGTAGTGTAACCACTATCTCTACCAGTTCAGGCTTTACCAACCTTCTCTTATTGAGCAGCCACTTTATTTTTACTGGATCTGCCTTTTTATCAGTTGCGAAAAATTTACTTAGATAGCCGCTGGATGATGAGTATAGCTTTTTTGTTTCTTCAGTACCTCTGAAAATTGGAAATATTTCATCGGTCAGCTCCTTCTCATCCATAAACTTTACCTCATCAAAAAACCCCCACTGCGCACTTATACCATTTGCACTGGCCTTCTTAATAAGACTTACAAGGTAAATGCAGGTACCGTTGTGCCAGCTCATCACATGGTCGTATTTATCATTCAATATCCCTCCGTATGGCCTTGGCCATTCTTTGGGAGGCCGCCTTCCAATTACATAATGCTCACCGTTTCTAAAACCAAACTCCTCCAGGGCCTTTAATAATGGCGGGATGGTATTATCGCCCAGGTGTTCAAAAGATAAACCAACTCCTACCCCTGTGCTCCTTGGCATCTCATACACCATATCCACCACATACAATGCTATACCACGGCTGGTTTTAAAGGTACCCCTGCCTGCCAGCATATACGTTTCATTGGCCCGCACCAGCCTTGCCATCATGTGCGGCTTGGGCAACACCAATTCTTTTATTGGCTGTTCTATTTCCGCAAGATCAACTGCTTTCATTTTCTTCTTCCTCCTGCATTTCGTAAACACCATCAGGGTTTTGCTTCAGCAATATGGCTTCCGCTTTCTGCAATGCATCCTCAATCTGCATCGGCTTTTCAATAACCTGCCCGGGTGCCAATAAAAACTGGAATATCGGAGGCGGCTGCTTATCCACCTGTATCTCTTCGGGTATTGAATTAAGCGTATAAGTGTATGCCTCCATCAGCTTGGCATAAGCAGATAATTCTTTTGCATCAGGTACTTTCTGTACAGGGTTCCCTTTTTTGTCAGTGGGTACACTAAAAAATACTTTGCGCAGCCGTTGTATATCCTCATCAATGCGCTGCAGGTGGTGATGTATCAGGTATTTTTTATTAATCTTTCTCGCATCTGCAAAAAGTCTTTGTGTATTGGTAATATCCTGTCTGGCAGTGAATGGAGAAATATTGAACTTCTGCACCAAATCATCAATGATCTGTTCCTCATTCTTTTCTTTTTCACGGAGCAATGCATCGCAGTATATCCATCGGTTTAAAATGGCCTCTTCCTCCACATGCAGCTTCACATCGCCATCACACATAAACTTGCGGATAGCGACAAAAGCAGGCCGTTTTTTTGGCAAATACCTGCCGGGTTTACGGTCATCAATCATACATCAATCTTTAATATCCTGCAATACTCAGCCACCGCCCATTCATACTGCTTTAGCTTTTGGGCAGCCTTTACATTGCCAGGCTCTTTTTTTAATTTATTCCGGTAATCCGCCACATACCGGCGGGCATTATTAAGGGCCAGCGGTATTTTTAGCGGATCCACCACCAGCTCCATCGGTTTCTTTTCTTCCGGCAGCTTACCATACTGCAGGTAATGATCCCGCTGCGCATATATGGCATCGCAATCATCATCCAGATCACAAATGCGGTGGGCCATTCTTCCGGCTTCCTGCTTCATAGCCGGGTCGGTTTGCCCGGCTTTGGCCACATCATAAATACGGGCCATCAGGTTATTCATTTCTGCGAATATGGGCAACCATTTAGCATGCAGCGCCTTTACCGTTTCATCCATTTGCGCCGGCCATCGCCTGTCAGATACGGATATTCTTTCAATGGCAATGGCCTTGGTTACCTCCACCTTTTTCACCACTTCCGTTTTTTGGGTAACCATTGCCGTTAGCACCTCCACCAGCTTCTTCTTCTTAAAATCACTCTCCGGCTCCATGAACACACGGCGCATTTTGGCATCCTTGCCATATACCAGGTAAAGCCTGGCACCGGTGGCATAATCTCTGTTACCTTTCAACCATGCACGGATATCATCCATGCTTTAAAATTCGTTGGATATTTTTCGGGGAAAAAGGACAAGAACCATCTATACCCTTACACTCACACAGTTCACCACTCCATCATAAGGCACTTTTGCCTTTATCTGCTTTATAAAAAGCTCGATACCATCCACCACAATGCGATCGCTGAATTGCAGCTGCAAATACTCATGCAATGGCAGGTAAAGGGTATGCTCTACCTCTTCGGGGCTGTTAAGCATATCCAGAAACGGCTTCCAGTTCAGATCGTAAAGGCCAGCCTCGGTATCATCTGTTTTCAGCGCTTTAAAGGCAAGGCTCCAGGCAGACAAAGTATATCCCTGGCTGTCGTAAATATGATGGCTGGCATAAGGTACCGGATCTCCGGCTTTATTATCCCGCTGGCCATAGTAAAAGGCAAGGTGTATGCCCCAGGTCACTTCTTCACCAGTAGGCTTATTACCTATCCCCATATTATCAATACGGGGAATAAAATCGAGGTAATCATCAAAATACTCATTGCCCACTATCAGCGCATCAGTGGTAATTTCTTCGGTAAAGCCATCCGGTTCGTAATCGTAGATATTATAATCCAGCAGCACCCACTCCCATGCTTCGGTATCTTCATTTTGCTGGCAGATGTAGTAATTATTTTCCTCAATCACCAGCCGTACATGCCCGTATTTATTCTCATCAGGGCTGGGCAGGTCTGTTTTCTTATCTACAGGGCTTTGCACATCAGCGCCATCAAAATTCAAAGCGCCATTGCCATCGTTATTGCGCAGCGCATACAATGGGTTGTCCTGCAAAATCGTTTTAAAAATCAATGGAGAGCTGTAGGCTGTTTTATCAGTCGGTGCCTCGTTCACCAGGTCTCTTAGCATTCGGATGGTACACTTCTTTGCCGTATTGTCAAAATCATAATACCAGCCAAAGCGGTTTTTTAAAGCAATCAGGAAGGCTGAAAGAGAAATATCGGGCAAATTATCCTGCAGATTAAATACTACCGGATCCCGGTAAACGTAATCCGGCCCCGGAAAGGTTTTATAGCCATAATCAATCGCTTTAAAATTGATCATTACTATCTTTTCAAAATCTGCATCATCCAGTATGTCACCACTTACTGTCCAGCCTGCATGCTCAAATGCCTTTGTCAGCACATATTTCAGATACGGAAACGGCACTATCCTGTTCATCCTGAAGCCATGCTCTGCTCCGTATGTATTGGGGAAAGTAACCGGGAAAGCCTGCATTGCATCATAATACACTTTATTCATCAGCGGCGGGGTGTATTCTCCCTCACTCCATCCATAGTTTATCACCGGAAAGATGGCATAATCATAGGCACCCACTGCCCCGGCCGCCACCTGGTGTATATGCTTCCAAAATCCGTCCGTAATGGTGCTTAATCCTTCCCATGCAAAACTTCTGTCACCACCCACATTAATCTCCCGCAGTTTCATATCCTTTATCTGCTGCCAAAATCCGCTGGCTTTACTCAGGTAATAGCAGCTAATGGTTCCCTTGCTCACCCGGTTCAGGTGTACATTCACCTTTTCTTTTTTTACCGTACCGGTTCCCACCTGCAGGCTTTTATCATACAAAATGGCATCCACGGCAGCATTAGTTACCCGTTGCTGGCCCACCCCGGCATAGCCCAGCAGCCGGTTATTCTTAGCATTAGCAATTACCTGGAAAGGCAAAGAGTACTCACCCAGCAGGTTTTGCTCGTTAAACTGCAAAAAAGGATTGGCTGATTCTATTTCCAGCACCGTACCCGGTGCCAGCTCCAGCTTTTCACCAGCTATTTCTATTCCCAGGCTCATGCAAATACAAGTTTTATTTCCATATCATCTGTTACTGCAAAACTGGCCGCTGCAAAGCTGTAGGTACCACTTCCGGGTACATCTATCTCCTCCAGCATACTGCCATTCTTCCATAACTGTATAGCATACCCAGGATTACTGATAATGACAAAAACAGAAATGGCAGTGCTGATGGCCGATGCCAGCACACCACTGGCCGAAGTGCCGGCCAGTGTAGGTAGTGTGCCGGTGCTGATGGTATAAAAGGCAGGACTATTCGGCAGTACATTTTTAATAAAATTCATGCCGGTGGCCTCATTGGTAATTACAAAGTCACCATTGCCGGCAGCGCTTACCACATCGATCGTATCGCTGTAAGAAACAGAGCTGCCTCCGCTGCAGTTCAGCACATCAAAACTCACGGTAATGCCTGTGCCAATATCGCCGGTGGCCGGTGTGCCGGTTATGGCTACAGTGCTGCCTACTACAGCAATGCTCATCCAGGCAGGTTTTACAATGTTATCGAGGGTAAACGGGGCCGTACCTGTCAGGTTGATCACAAAATTGTAAGCCACATCTTCTACCGCATTGGGCAGGTAAATCGGAGATCCGCTGATGCCAACCGGTGTACAGGCCGCCGCCACCGTTACGGTTACCGTTTGCGGTGTACCGGCATAGTATACCCCGCCAATTAAGCAGATAGGTGTTACCGTTATCACATTATCACCTACCGGCAACCAGGGGAACAGATAAGAAGTACCTGTCGTTTCTCCCGGCGCACCACCACTTACACCGGGTGTGCTCACCTGGTATTTATTCGGGCTACCGCTTACCAGGCTCCAGTTAATCGTCCAGCCCACCCCGGCAGTATAGCTGCTACTGAGGCTGCCAATAACCGCAGTACAAGGCGATCCTGTGCTCGGGTTACCATCCTGCAGGTTCACATTCTCCGGTGTATAGTAGTAATTGCCGCCACTGGCAATGGTAAATTCAATCGGCATGGCAAAGAGCTTGTCTGTACTCTTCCGCAGCGGCTGGGTTCCTGTCAGCAGCATCACCGGCAGCCATTTTTCCTGCTTGCCCCACCACACTTCCCTTTTCAGGTGTATATCCCGCAGGCGGTCTTGCTCCTCTTTGCCCAGGTGGCCTATATCGCCCTTATAAATAAGCTGCTCCGTACTGTTATCAGCACCGACCCGGCCATTGATGTAATGCTCGGTAAAATAATCATGCAGTACAATCCTTTCTATCTGGCTAAAATCCCGCTGGGCATTATACTCTATCACTCCCCGCACCCTTGCACTATCCAGCCCGCCAAGGCTATTGCGGTAGTGCAGTGTCACATCATTATAATCCTGCCGGTTATCCAGGTAAAATATATGCGGTGTGGTAAGCGGCTCCGTTGGGTTGGTGCTCACCTTTACCACCTGCAGCTGCCAGTAGTGTACTGTTTTGGTGGTGTCAATGCTGGCCAGGTCAAGCTGCTCATATCCTGCCGGGAAATAGCCGATCTGGTTTTCCTGCACCGCAAAATCAATATTGCTCACATTAGTGCTGCCATCAGTAAATGTTACGGTAAGCTGCACTTTTATCTGGCTAATGTCGGTATCAGTAAGATTTAAAAAAGCCAGCCATACCAGTTCAGATGCAGCCTTCATCCGGCCGCTTTCCTGCCAGGTAAGCCATGGCTTTACCACATCAAAATAATTCACCCAGTAATTATCACCCCGCCATTTTTCAAAGCTCAATCCTCCCTTTATCACAAAGCGTTCATTGGCATCCTCGCTGTCATCCCATTCCGGATCCGGCTCGGCCGTGGTTATCTCCCTAAATTCAATATAAAAATGCCCCGTGGCTTTTGTAGAAAAATTGGGAGAAGGAAAAGAACCGCTGCTCGGCAGGTAAGGAAGCTCATGCTCCAGCAATCCATCCAGAATATCCTGGATATCCACTTTGGCAGTGCCCTCCACCGGTTTATAAGGCAGTGTAACAATAGTGGAGTAAGCCGCCGCATCCTGCCGCTTGAATTTTACCCTTATTTCAAAGTAAATAGTGCTGTCAGCTTCAGCGGCAGCGCTATACAGCAAGTAATGGATAGGGTTACCACTCCAGTTACGGTCATTCGGTCTTTTATTTACGGTTATGGCCATCGGTTATATCCATTTATCGGCATCGTAGGCCGGTTGTGTACTGATAAACGGCAGGCTCAGATCCCAGCCGTAATGATTCTCCAGGTAAACAGGCTCATCTATCTCCGTCCAGCTCATATCTTCAAACCGCACATTACCCAGCGGGCCGCAGTCATCCTCTTTGTAATCCTCCCTGAATTTGGCAATAAACTGCATCATAATATTCCATGCCTTATCAATCGCATCATCAATGCCGCCGCTTATATCGCCATCATTGGTTTCTGCATACGATGCAAAGCGGATAACGGCAAACTGCCGCATACCTGCCTCCTGGCTATCGCCAAAAGCCCGGCCATTAAAGCGACCCAGCAGCACAATATTTTTACCCGCATTATTTATGATCTGCGTTACCTCATCCCGGCTGCGCAGGCGGCTAAAGCATACTTTACCATCCACTTCATGCCCCACATCCACATGCTCCCGGCATAGCTGCTCCAGGTAATCTTCAAAGTCGGAAAATTGAAAGTCTGCCATTATGATAATTTAGAGTTCTCTTCGTTGCGCTTTGCTTCTTCATACTTTTCATTGAGCTCCACCATCCACATCTTCACATACATTTTTTGCACCTGCTCAAAAGTGCCATGGATACCGCCCTCCGCTATTACCCGCATTACACTGATAAGGCCATACTTTGCCGGTTCGCCATTGCCGCCTTTAAAAATATCAGGGTTGCTGTTGATCATATTTTGCCGGCAGTTCTCGTACCAGGTAAATACAGCCAGCCTGGCAGCCAGTGGCCATTTGCAGATAGTATGTTTAGCATGGTAATGACAAATATTCTGGTTAAATGCCTCCCTCGGATCTCCGTCTTTATTCAGCGTTAAATCATATCCTTTCTTTTTCCGGCGGTAAAGAACGGCCACCAGTTCATTCAGCATTTCTTCATTCAGCACCTTGGGTTCATCCGGGCCTTCTTTGGTAAATGCTTTAAAGTAATAATCCTCACTAAATACATACTCCTCGCCGGTAATGTTATTAAAGTCATCATCCGGGCCATAAAAGCCACGGTACTCCGGCAGCAGCTGTTTAGTAAGTCCCATATCATTGATCAAAAAATCAGTCAGGTACAGAAACTCTGCCCTTTCCCGCAGCGGCACCAAAAAAAAGCGATACCAGGTAATGCCTGTCAGTATTTTTAAGAGCTTTAGCCTTGCCGTATTTACCGGCATATCGCCATACAAAACCTCCATCACCTGCAGCAGTTGCCTGCCGGTTAGCTCATTCCAGCTATCCGGCACCGTGTACAGGCGGTTATGTAGTTCGATAATCTTCATAAAAACATTCACTTTATTCAGCCTGAACCTTCAGGTATGAATCCTGAAGGTTTTAGAATCTAAAACCTTTTCTCAGATCATTTCCTCTTTGCTTGGTGGTAACAGTCAAATCCAAATCTACCAGCGGCCCATCATCAAATGCCTGGTTAAATGCTTCCGTACCGCTGCCCGGCCGGTAAGTAGCCATTGCCTTCTTTGCCCTGGATAAATAAGTTTGTGCATCCGCCTCGCAGCTTTTCATTTTTAATTCAAACATGGTAAGGTCACTGGCGGCACGGCCTGCTGTTTCTGTATTCTCATTATCGCCACTCAGCAGGGTAAAGCCATTACTGTCAAACCGTACACTGTAGTGCTGGCAGGCTTTTTTTACCACCATGTATGCCGCCGCTTTTTTCAGCAGTTTTAAAAACTTCTTTTCATCATCATTCAATCCGTCTGCCTGTACAAAAAAGTCAAGCAGCTCCCCGCCGATGGCCGGCTTTATAAAATCTTCCTGCACCTCATCCAGCAGCACTTTCAGGCTGTAGAATGTTCGCATGGGCTGGTACAGTTTGTAATGGCCATCAAAATCAGTTCCCGTCTTTATCAGCAGCCCGTTCAGGCTTTGATACTCATCACTGCTTACCCATGGCAGGTAATCTTCTTTATTTTCAAACAAAAAGCGCAGCAGCACTTCCACTGCATCATAGGCTTTGGCCTGCAGGGTATTCTTTAGCTCCTTGTATTGCCAGCCAAACACCCGTGGCATATTGGCCGTCTCCGTAGTTCGTATACCGCTGTCCGTTATCTTGGCATTATCGGTGCCCATATCATCCAGGTAAGCAAAAAAGGCCACCACCCTGCGTAGGTAGGGCAGCAGGGCCGTTTCGGCTTCGGTCAATTCTTCTACCGGGTCGGCATTTATTTTACCGTTAACCTGGTCGTACTGGCTGTAGCCGATCAGAGGCACCAGGTACTTCAGTTCGGCTGCGCCAAAATCGGGCAGGTTTGAATTATTACTCAGGTTACTGAGTACACGGGGTAATGCGGCTTTTGCTTCCGCTGCGGTTCTAATTAGTGCCATCTTCTTTTTCGAGTTTATTGTCAATACCACCAGTATTTACCGGCTTGCTGCTGCCACCGGTATCCAATGTGGTGAGTACTGTAGCGGGGATGATAAATTCAAGCCCTGGATATTTTTGATCCCATCCGTTAAAGCGGCTCACCAGATTGTATATTTTACGGATATACATTCTCTCCAGCTCCCGGATGATGATTTGCATCAGTATGCTTTCCCGCACATTGCTGCCGCCCTGGCTGCTTTCGTACAGGCCGCTGGCCTGGTTGCCACCTACAATGGCCAGGTTAAACAGCATGGCAAATGCAATCTCACTATTGGCCGCTGCGCTATCCGGCAGCAGCTCTCCCTGCTTGGTATGGTCATCAATGGGCTTTATCTCGATGTACTGCTGCGGCTTGCCATCCAGGGTAAACTCCCCATCTACAAAAATGCTTTTGAATGAATTCTTGCTACCCATCAGGTAGCTGTCAATTTCATCAAACAGCTGGCTGCGGCGGGTTTCCTGCTCTGATTCTTCAATATCACTCCAATCCTCATACGCATTTTCCCAGTATTTATCGTAGATGATCACCATGTACTTTATCCGCATATTGTTCTCAAACATGGCGGCTTTCATCTCCGGCACACCCTGGGCAATCTTCACCCACTTGTACTGCGCATACCAAAGCGGCAGGCTGTAGTAATGCTTGCTCCAGGCAGGATAGCGAAAAGCCAGTGCATGTTCATAAACCCCGTTTTTTGCCTTTTCCTGAAGATCCTTCAGCGGGTTAGCCGCATCCAGCAGCGGTATTTTAAAAATGCGGTTATCGTTCACCGATGGAACTTTATCCCATTCGCCGCAGTAGTAGGCATGGGTAATTTTGCCCTGCCCGTTTTTCTTTGCAAAGCGAACCTCGCTGATATCATCCCGGCGAATTTGAACAATTTTTGTACGGTCTTTATTCAGCATAATGCGGCAGATGCCATTGCCAAGGCCCAGCATATCCTGCATCCAGCCAAAGTTTTGTTCATTGGCACTGTTATCCTCCAAAAAGTGGAGTATCTCCGGGTCATCCACATAGCGTTCTATGCTTTTTTTGGCACCATCTCTTTTTACAATTACCGGATCCAGCCCTTCACCAAGGCCAAACCGGGCACCTGCATTGATGATGGTATTCAGTATGCCGCACTTCTCTATATCCAGCACCATTTCCTGCGGCAGCAGGTTATTTTTTCCCCAGATGGCCCAGGGCATGAATTCAAACTGATCTGGCGGCATTACCGGTTTCAGGCTGCCGGCCGGCATAAAGTTGTCGCTGGTGCCGGGTGCTGCCGCCATATCAATAAAATAAGCGCCGCTGCCCTGCCGGAAGGCAACATGGCTGCGCTTAAAAGTTTTTTTATTAGCCATTGATCACTCGTTTGCCGTTAAAAAATTGAATAAGGCGGAAATGCACTTTCAGTGGGTGCAGTGCCCGGTTATTCGGGTTGTAAATGTTAAGGGTTTTATTTACCCAATGGTTTGGGTTGCGCACAATAGCCCGGGCAGTTTTGCGAAGCTGGCCGGGCATTTTAGCCGCCACTTCTTCTTTCTGCAGCTTTTGCCAGCCTTTTACGGTAATCAGCTCGCCGCCGGTGCCCCGCTTACGGTCGCAGCTTACAATCACCATATCAAATGGATCTCCGCTATCGGCCTGCTTCAGCACTTCGCTGCGCAAAATGGTTTCTTCCATTGCACTAAGTTGGCAATGATTTTAGCGGGGAAAAAGGACAAGAACGGGGAAGAGTGGCTGAGATGAAAAAGGTTAAGATCACTCAGATAAATGAGTAATCTTAACCTTTTGGGCTGGCTTATTTCTTAGCCTTTGTTAAAGGGCGAAACATAACAGCCCTGTCGAAGTTGATACGCACCTTACGGGCAAAAGGGTTGCCGATAAACATTAGCTCAATGCGGCGCACTTTTTCCTCGCCATCTATGCGCAGCAGGGCGTTTACGGTAATAATGTCATCAATACCAGGCTTTCTGGCTTTTTTGTTGGGGAACCTTTCGGAGTGTTGCATACTTAAAAAGTTTAAAGTAAAATGAAGCCGGTGCTGCAACACTCCGTCTATGACAAGCATAGAGAAATATACTGGCCCAAGTCCAGCCCACCGGCTCCAAAAATTTGTGTCTGTGAATTTCACTTGTCATGGTATAGATCGAAATGTTGCATCACAAACATAAATCAGTAATAGCAATTCCAAAAATCTTGATTTAGAAACAGGAGAACAAGGTACATCACAAAATGTGATAAATATCACAAAATGTAACATCATATTTTGCAGAAATACAAAAAGCCCCCTGATTTACAGGGGGCTTGCTAATGTGTTAAAATATTACGAAAAGAGTTTCTTTACCCGCCTGAATACCCACACTACCCCATACCAGCAGGCTTTAAGAATAAATTGTATTATTCCAAGACGGGAGTTTTGCATCACCAGGTATCAGCAGTTTTTACCATGTTTTTTTTCAGGTCTGCAATTAAAGACTTTAAAATATTATCAGCCTGCTCCTTTACAGAATCCCATTGCTTATTGCTAAACCATGCACCTTTACCGTTTTCAAAATAATACTCATTCGACTGCTTTGTGCCTTTAGAAACAAGGTAAACATTGTCGATGGTATATTTATACCGGCCGGCCTTGCATTGTATCGTAAAAGAAAACCAAAGCTGCTGTTCGTACTTTACGCCCAATGATGTAATATAAACCGGTGCCCATCCTTTTGCAGATACCACATTATTCTGCTCATCGGTTAGCTCTGTGGTTTCTTTACCACTATTAAAAGCTTTGCTTAAAAATAGCCTCGCCTTGCCAAATAACTCAGTAGCATTTAAGGAATCGGCAGCTACCACATTGGTATACTCAATCTTTCCTTTATCATTTATCGGGAACTGTGCGAAGGATAATGCCGTAAATAAAACGGAAGCAATGGTAGCAATCAGCTTCATAGATTAAGGTTTTGAGACTGTAAATATAAAAATTTATGGCTTCATGGTAGCATCATCCCTTATGGCATTCAGCCGGGCCTGCTGCTTTTCCTGCTGGGTAAGTACAGTGTATGCCGTAATGCCATTTTCTAAAACAGCGGCTAATTTAGCCTGCACCATCAGCATATCCGATACCATGGCCGTCATATTTTCATTTACGCTATTCTCAGCGGCTTCATTGCTGCGGAATTGGCTATTAAATAGGCCACCGGCGGCATACATCCGCTTCATAGCAGTAAAGTTCATGCGCTGCGGGTTGCTGCTGCGCCAGTAAGGCACCAGGGTGGCGCCACTATCCCAGCTTACCCCGTTCATACTATTCAGCCGGCTGATGATCTGGCTGGGGGTGCCGCTTACACTGTAGCGGCGGCGGTCACTCATGGTATGTTTGTTTACAATGGCCTCACCGGCTTCCACCTCGGCTATTTTGCGGCCCTGCCCGTCTATTACCGCATTACCACCACTGGCATGGCTGCGGCCGCCAAGCTTACCACCTTCGGCAAACTGTGGCGCCTTTTGGCTGGCAATGGCTGCAGCCTGGGCTGCAATGATAACACCCTGCGCAATGATCCATGGAATGGCAGCCGGCATACCATTCTCCGCAATGGTTTTGGAAATACCCTGTGCCCCGTTGATCAATACATTTACAATGCTTTCCCGCTTCTGCCTTTCAAATTGCTTTCTCTTTACTTCTGCCTCTTTCTTCTGCTGCTCCCTCTCCATCTTGTCGAGCTCCCGGTTATACTGTGCCTGGCTAATGGTACCGGCTTTCAGCCGCCTGTCGAGGTTTCTCTTTTTCTCTTCATTTATCTGCCGGTCTCTTTCCAGTTCAGCATTCTCCTTTTGGGTTTGCATATCGCCAAACATGGAAAGTATCTGTGTGGCCTGCTGCGCATAATTGATGATGTTATTGATCAGTGATACCTGGTATTCTGTTTCTGCGGCCTTTCTGCGCTGCCGGTACTTTTCTTCGATGAGCAACTTTTCATCCTCTGTCCACTGCTTTGATTTTAATTCCTGCCGTTCCTGTTCATTCAATAATTGAAGCTGCGCCTCCAGTCTTTTTTTACCACGGCTGGTAAGCACATTTAATTCATTTTGTGCCAGCCGCCTGTTATTTACCCTGGCATCCAATGCTGCTGTATCTACATCATTGGCTTCTAATGTAGATACCTGCATCAGTTGCTTTAGTGCTTTCTCATTTTCTTTCAGCCAGTCTTTGGCTGCTTCACGGCCATTCTTCTGTGCTTCGGCTAATCGTTTAAATGCCTGGGCCAGCAGGTCTATTTTATTTTCAGGCTTTTCTTTATCATCATTTTTAGAGCTCCCGCCGCCGCTGCTGATACCAAGAGGCTTTGTGTCACTCAGCACTTTAATCTGTGCCTCTGTCATTTTAACTAAAAGCAGATTAGTAGCCTGAAAAGCTCTGAGTTTATTAATATCATCCCATGTTTTGGTACTATCAAACTTTGCATCTTCAATCTGCTTCTGATAAGTTTCTACAAGGTATTTGCGATCATCCAGGTATTTTTTCAACTTGTCAATTTGGGCTTTGGTGTCCAGTTGCTCTATGCCTTTAAGCATTTCTGCAAATTCATTTGTAGCTACATCGTTATTAATATCACCTTGTGAAACTCCACCGCCGCCTTTACCGGTTATCGTTGCCCAAAGGTCACTGCCAAACTGCTTTAACCCCCTGATGGCATTTAGCGCAAAATTCAGCAGCTTATTTAATGCGGGGATTATTTCATTACCAATATCTTCTTTTAAATTATTGAGTTCCTGCTTTGCCACAGCAATGCCACCCTTTGCACTGTTTTGGAATGCCTCGCCTGCGCCATCCACTTTTTCTTTTAAAGTGGTCATAATAATATTCAGCCTTTCGGTTTCATCGCCGGCATCTTTTATATCAATACCGTATTCCTTCAGGGCTTTGGCATTACCCTCCAGTGCTTTTATGATTACACTGGTGCTTTCTTCCAGGCTTACCTGGCTTTTGGCGGCAAAGTCAATGATCACCGGCAGCAGGTTATTCATTTCTGCTTCGGTTAGCTTGCCGTAATCTATGAGCTTATTAAATACGGCCACTATATCATCATTATCCAGGTAGCGGAATTTGGCCGCCATTTCATCTGCCTTGCGGGTAATGCGGTCAAACACATCGCTGCGGCCCAGGTTATCCAGTGTACTACTGAGGCGGCGGGTGGCGGCATCGGCATCCAATGCTTCCTGTATGGCACCGCCAAAGAAGTTGCCCAGCAGGCTGGTTACTTTCATAATGCCATTGCTGGCCAGGTTGGCCCAGAAGGCAGCAGAGAAAATGCCGCCACGGGTTAATGTTTTATTGGCATTATCCAGCCCGTTTAGCTGCTGTTTGGCCACATCCAGCTCCTGCTTAAATGCCTGGAATTTGCGCAGGGTTTCCGGGTCACCTGTTTTTTTAAACTCATTTAAGAAGCGGCGGGTGGCCAGCTCCAGCTCCCGTATACTGGGTGCCAGTTCGCCCCTCATTTTTTTGGCGGCCCTGTCAATGGGTTCTTTCAGCCTGTCCAGCTCTGCACCCAATGTCTTTATCTTTTTGGGGTCGGTAGTTTTGGCCAGCTCGGCATTCAATACTTTTTCTTTGGCGATGAGCTTATCATAAGCCTTGGCAGCCTCGCCACTATTGATGTATACATTTACCTGCCGGTTTACTACCTGGTTTGCCATGTTATTTTATTAAAAGATTATTTACAATCGCATCCCCGCTTTCTTCTGCCACAATGGTGGCCAGCTCATCTATACCCTGGTCTGCTTCCATCGTTTCATTAAACCATGGTTTGGCAGTGCGGCCGCCGGTGCCCATTTTGCCCAGGCTATCCGGGTCGGTTGTCATCCGTATGCCGAGTGCATTGTACCACACAGATCCTTTGCTGCCGCCACGGCCCTTACCGGCGCCCTTGTGTGTCCAGATAAGGGTGCGGGGAAAGCGAAAACTCACCATTTCGGTAATGCCGCCCACCTGCTTTATGCGGTGCTTTATTTTGGCCACACTACTGCCCGGGCTTGGGCTATTGCTGCGGTGGCTGATGCCCAATGCCGTGCTGCGGCCCTTTAGTGCCGATTCGGTTCGCTGTGCCCAGCCTTCTACCCGTTCATTTTGTTTATCGAAATTGATTGCCATACAGAATGAAAAAAGTCCCGTCCCGATATCCGGGGCGGGACTTTTATTAGTTTACATAGGTGATGATCAGTTTTCCAGTGCAGGATCAGCAGCTTTTTCTTTACCTTTTTTCTCCGGGGCAGGTTTTGCCTGTTCTTTCAGCTTCAGCAGGTTTTGCCCTGGCCTGTTTATCCAGCGGTCGGCCTGCTCAATAGGAATTTCAGAGAGCTTACCCTTCCACCCGTTTTTATTTTTACCGCCCGGCAGGTGTACTACGGGGTCGGTGCTGTAATCTGTATCGTACTTAGCTGCTACGGCAGCATCTTTAAACTGGATCATACCTTGTTTCGTTTACTGGTTATCGTTATGCAGTGCTCAGGGTAACTGCGCCTTCGTAGCGGTACTTGGCCGCTACCACCTTACCCATTACCTTGTACTCTTTCAAGCCTTCGGCAGTGGTTTTGCCGTCAAATTCTACGGTAAACTCAGGTGTGTCGCACTCATCGCCGAGCTGCGCATATACATCATCAGCCTGGCAGTTGGCATCTTTCAGCAGCACAATACCCTTACTGTTTAGAAGCCTTTCCATCTGGGCCTGTGTAGTGGCTTCATCGCCAAGGATGGTACACTCAAATGTGTATTCCATCAGCTTGGCACCGGGATCGCCTACAGGTGTACCCTTAATGGTAGGGCTTTTTTGTTTCAGCTCCCATTTAAACCAGCCATCTGTGCCGGTAAAAGTGTGATCGCCGTTAATAGTTACCTCATCGCCAAGGGCCAGCGGTACAGCCAGCGGGGTGGCGATGGTATCAAAATCATCCAAAGGGCAAAACCAGAGGTAGTCTTTGTAACCACCACGGATGGCCTTCGGATTAGTATTTGTGGTTATTGCAGCAAAATTTGCAGGCATTGTATTAAGTTTTCTTAGTTACAAATTATTCTGTTACCTCCTGGATGGCAGATGATCCGCCCTCTACCAGCATGCGCTGCACTTCCTCATCGATGCAAATATCAGCGGCGCTTAGTTTAGCCTGGCCACTGGCTTTGTGTGCGATGATGCCGTGCAGTACATTGTACTTTTTACCATCCAGCTCAAACTGGTTAGCAGGCGCATCAGCAGCTATCTCAGGGTTTACTTTTTTCTTTCCCATGGTCTTTATTGGTTTTTAAAAGGAAGGACTGGTGATGAAAACAACTGCTTGCCCACCAGCCCTTCACTAAGGTTATACTTGGTCGTTTACAAAAAGCACATCCAGGTCACGGATCTGGCAACCGGCAGGCATCAGCAACCTTGTTTGCAACAGGTTCAGGTGCGGTGTCGGGTGCATGCTTATACGGCCCAGGTCAGTACCAAATACCAGGTTACCGGGATAGGTGGCTACTACACGGCCGCTAGTACCCATAAAGGCAACCGGGATCAGCTTGGCTTTAGTACCATCAATCATATAGTACCCTTCCTGGTTAGGATTGAAGTTGAAACCGTAAGTGGCACGGTAGTGTGTGCGGTAGTACTGGAACACCGTATAGCTCACATACACATTAAAGCCTTTCTGCTTCATTTTAGCCGTTACACCATTAGTTACCTTTTCAATCTCCGTTACTGCATTGGATGCAGTAATGGCATTGGTAGTAATAGGTGTAAGGTCTGTGGCAGTAATGGCAGCGGCAATAATCGTACCCCATCCATCGCAGATGTCGGCAGCATCCGTACCGTTAGCATCACGAACACCTGTCCACAATGTGTCGGTGTAGATGGCATCCATAAACTGCTTGGCAGCCTGGTTTACGGTAAACTGCTCAAAAGGCATTTCGGGCAGCTCTGCCAGGTAAGTGTTACGGAAATCTTCCGGATCCAGCTCCAGGTCAAGTTTTGCCTGGTAAGCAGTAAGTACCCTGTCGGTTACCACTGCCCCGTTAAAGTCATCCTGCTTGCGGTAAGGCTGAGGATCTCCGTCTACCTCAAACTTGCTCATCGCCTGCGGGGTATTTACATTGGTACGAACCTGGATACCGAGTTCACGGATATCCCAATCCAGTACTTCTTTGCCAAAGGCTTCAGCGCCGCCAACAAAGGCTGTGGTCAGTGCTGATAAATCATAAGTTCCCATGTGTATAGTTTAAATAGTTACAAGATTATTTTCAGATCAGTTAGGTACTTTTCTGCCCAATAGATATGCTACATAAGAGCTTACCTGCGTACCGGTAGTAATTACCCTTACTCTGTAATACCTGAAATTGGTATTGCGTACAAAGAAGGAAATATTTGTATCTCCATCACTCAGGTTTTGTGTAGTAACAGTGTCACCCATTGCAGTTGTACTGGCACCATAAACAGCAATCCAGCGGCTGTTATCCATACTACCCCAGAGGGTAACAGTACCGGCTACAGTACCAGAAGTTTTTGTGCCCTTTACTACAAAATTCAGCCACTCATAATTCCTTGTTTGCCCGGCCAGGTCTACTGTGTGGTAGCTCGTATCGGCATTGGTGTTTACAGTGGCAGATGCGCCGGCAGGGTCAGTCTGCGTAAGGGTTTGTTGTGCGGATGCATTGAATGCAAAAGCACTAACGATAAGGATTAAAGCGATTAACTTTTTCATTGATATCTGTTTTTTATTTTTTATAAAGGGTTTACTTTTTACTTCTCATGGCACGGAGCCTTTCTGCTTCCCTGGTTACTTCACTCACAAATTCTTTTTTGCCTTCCAGGTCATCATTTTCTTTCACCGTGGCTTGTATGGGTGCAGCTGGTTGCGCTTTTAAGGCGGCCACTTCTGCTTCCAGTTCAGCAATGCGATCATCTTTTTGCTGGATAGTAGAGGCCGCTGCAGTAGCAGCTTCTTCCATTTCGGTAATGCGGTCATTTAAAACCTCAATATCATTATCAGCATCCCCCTTCAATGTGTGGGCCGTTGCAAAAGCCGATTCAATATTGACAAGGTGCCCCTGGCTGATCCATACACCTTCATTGATGGCGGCAGCATCAAAATGCTCTCCATCAGGTACTAATGCGATTATGTGCTTAAATTCCATGATTGTTATTTTTTACGTTTAGCGAGCCAGGCAGCTTTACTTATTACCTGCTCGAATGATTTTACTCCGTCAATCAGTCCTGCCTTAGTAGCATCTTTTGCATAAAACATTTTGCCGGTGCTCCAGTCTGCTACACTTGCATCTGCTTTGCCTGCCCGGTTTGTTTTTACGGCATTGATGAATGTATCGGCAGTTATTTTCAGGTCGGCCAGCACTGCATCGTAATTACCGGCTATAGCATCCCGGTAGTCTTTATTCTTCTCAGTGCTTTGCGGCGCATATATTTCATGCAGCTTGTAGCCTTCTTTTTCAAAATAGCCCTTGAAGTCTACCACAGTGGTATATACACCTATACTGCCCACCTGGTCACTCTCCAGGCTGGCATAAGCCTCATCGGTAGCACTGAGCAGCCACATGGCGGCACTGGCAGCCATGCCGTCATCTACATAGCCGATAATAGGCTTGCTAAATGATTTAATGGCATTGGCAAAACTTTGTGTGCCATCTACCTGCCCGCCGGGAGAATCGATGAGCATTACTGCTGCGGATATATTATTTCTTCTCTCCGCATCGAGCAGCCAGCTTATTCGCTGTATGCTTCCGGCCTCGCCACATTCTCCATTGTATTTTAAAATGGGGCCATTAACCGGAAGTACTGCCACAGATCCTTCAGGGATATTAGGGTTTGGTTTTGCGCCGTATGGCGTATACACAAACAGGTTATATCGCTGCATGGTCTGCGGATCAATAGCAAAAGGCATTTCTTCCCGCTGCATACCGCTTCTTTCAATAGCGGCCGTACCTTTTAATAAAGAAAGAACTAATGGCAACTGAGATTCAGCCCACTGCTTATCTAATAGCCAGCGGCCACGAAGTATGGCTGAAAGTGTTCTAAAACTCATGCTGATACAAACCTATAAAGCCATACAGAGGAGAAAAAGGACAAGAAAAACAGTGTAACCGTTAAAATTGAAAAAGCCCCTGTAGAAACAGGGGCCGCAACCAAAACCAGTATCCATGATACCATATTCAAACCTTTTTTTTCGGTGGCCATTTTATTACATGGGTAAATACCAGGTAATGATTGATGATGGCGGCCAGCCGCTTAATTTCTTTTTGCTTTTCTGCGGGTGTCATACCACATACTTTTTCACTAATTCATAATAATACTGCCGGTCTTTAAGTCCGATGGTGCCGCCGTTGATCTCCTTCACAATGCCAATAAATTCATCCCGTTCAGCTTCATCCATCAAATCTTTCAGTACACAGAAAAACCAAAGGGCTGAATCGAGTGCGCCGTAATCGCTGCCACGAACATACTCCGCCGTTTCCTCCACAGTATTGAAGTGCTTGTATATGCGAAACTCATTGTACACATAGCGGCCTGTTAAGCCGATGAACCCGCCGCCACGGAAATTCCATCCGTCATCTGTGCCTGGTTTATTACCCATCCGGCCACCATATACCAGGTTGGCCAGGGCTTTTGGGTTTTTAGCATAGGGAGCTGCAGCTGCCACATTTTTAAACCGGCTGGGCCATGTACGCACAATCGTTTCGGCGCGGTAATACATATTCTCCGTCTTGTGTTCAAACTCGCCACTCTCCTGCAGTACGTTGGCCAGAAACTCATGCAGCACATCTTTGGTGGTGATACCGTACTTGGGGCAGAGCTTGTTAATTAGCCCGGTCATAATGATGCACCGTTGCTCACTCATGCTGGTAGTGCATTTATCGAGCTGCTCGGCAGTGATCAGTTCAATACTGCCGGGAAGATCAGTTTTGTCCTCCAGTACCTTTTTTGCCACGGCTGCGGCAGATGCGCCCAGCCACTTCGGTATATTAGTTTCTTCCCGCATAGGTTAAAATATAAACAGTGATAAAAATTACTGCACCCGCCACTTTTAGTATAGCTGCCAGTTTGGGGTACTTCTGTATCAAATCATCCAGGAAAGGATCATCCGCATCATCGCTGCCGGCAAACCACCAACTATACCCACGGAGCTTGTTATAAAAGCCATCGAACAGCAACCAGAAGGTAAAGAACTGCATAAAGCCTACGTTAGTCAGCACCCATATATCAAATTGTGGGGTGTGGGCAATGCAGAAGAAAACGGTGGGTACAATCATCAGCAGTATGCGCAGCCATGCTTCTGCGCCATGATCTACGGCCCGATGTATCAGCCATTTTCGATAGTCGCTTATCACATCCCATGCAAGGATGGCAAAGAATAATATGACGGCTATCCAGATCATTAATACCCTATATAAACTCCCCTTGCTGCCTGCTCTACCGTTGTATTGGCGGCTACCTCACAAGGGCGGAAGAAGATGGCAAATAATAAAAGGGCTAATAATGCGAACAGCAGGCGGAGATCCACTTCATCAATCTTTCCCATATAATAGGCGGCTATGTAGCCAATCGGGGGTAATATGGCAAGCACAATAAAAAACCAGTACCAGAAAGACTTACTTACATGGCTGAAAGCCTGCCCGAAAGTGATGTAGTCATCTGGTTGCTGGCCAGCACCGCCGCAGCTCATTAAAAACATCGCTGTAAAAGCGAATAAGATTAGTTTTTTCATGTTATTATTTTGTAATGAATAAATAAAGAGCGGCCCCAGTAGTAACAGTACCACCTACTGCCGTCCAAAATCGTTTTCTTTTCTCCCGCCTCAGTAGTTTCTCATAGCCCTTCACCTGATCCTCAAAAAGTTTCCGTTGTTCCTGCATAATTCCTTTCTGATCTTCCAGAGCTTTGATTATTGCCTGGTTATTGCCATCTCTGGCCACATATACAGTGATCAGGCTATCCTTTACTGCTATCCGCTGATTAAGCAGCCGGATATCATCGGTGAGCAGGGCAATGCGCTCAAGCAGCACAGGCTTCTGTTTTGCATCGGCCAGCACCTTCTTAGCATCCGATACCGGCAGGCAAACGGTGTCAGTAGTTTGCGAACTCCCGGCGAAGCTGATGCTTGTCAAGATTATTGACAGCAGCAGGTATATCATTGTACTTCTTATCATTGGCAATGTATTTGGGTTGGTTGGCGGTTATCCGGGCCAGCAGCACCGAATCCCGCTGCTTTAATTCCTGAATGTGTTTGTCCATCCAGGCATTATCTTCTTTCAGATACTCAATGAACTCCTGTTTAGCCTGTATTGCTTCGTCCTTTGCCTTTATTACTGCATCATTATTGATGACTGGCTCTTTCTTCCGTATCAGCAGCAGCAGCAGCACAATGACAATGCCTGCCAGCAGCAAGGGAGTTATATTGTCTTTAATGAATTTCATTTGATGCTAAAGAAAATAATAATAGCCCCCAGCAGCGTTACCAGCAGGGCGAATACAGAAAGCCATATCAGTTTATACCTGGTCATTTTTTAGGGTCCAGTATAGTTGTCTTCTGTTTTACAAAAAGAGAAATGCCATCCCATGCCATCCCGATACAAAAGGCCCTGAACTCAGTAAGCTCCCAGCTAAAAATCTCCGGGGCAAACCGTAAAGAGGCTAGCACGCAAATAGCGCTGGCATATATCCTTCTGGCGTTATCACTCCATAAGTAAGCCCAGCTGAATTTTTCAGGGCTGGTAGGGCTTTTCTTATCTCTTAACCCGGTACCCATCACCAGTACCAGGAATACACCAGCCGCTGCAAACACTATACAGGCTGCAAAAAATGCCGGATCGGTAGGGCCTAATAAGTGGCGAAAAAATTTGTCCATATTTTACTTTTTAAGTTCTTTATTCAGTTCTTTTATCTGTTCAATCAGCAGCCTCTTAATTTCATTACTACTACTGATCAGCGTTTTCATTTCATCCATCCTCTCCTTATTGTTTTTTTCTACCTGCTTAAATAGCCTGATGGTGTACATCATCATTAACAGGCAGCCGGTAGAAAGTATGGTGGAGAATGTGCCAGCTACTAATATGTACTCAATGTTTTGCAATGCCATTATCTTGTAAAATGCCTGACAATCGGTTTATTTCCTCTCTCAAATTCTCATTCTCATTCCTTAGAATAACTACTTCTGCTCTTAACTCATCCACTTCTCTTTTAAAATCCTGTGCCAGCGACCGCCATATTGTGATGGCCTGCTCTATTGTGTCCAGCTCTGTTTTCTGCACTTGTGCCTTAGCCTGCTTACGGCCAAACAACCAGGCCAGCACCGCCGTAACCACACTTGCTGCAATAGTTATCAATTCCTGCTTTACCACGGCAACAGCCCTCCGAACTGTATCGGCAAGTCTTTGATGATTTGTATTTGCATTTCTAAAGTCATATCAATTCATTAACGGTACTTGAAACCACCCCCCTTGCTTCCATCTCTGCCCTTGTCCAGAGTTTTATTGCACTCCCCTTCCGAGTGCATCATTGAATTTTTCAACTATTGTATTTAAGGCTCTTACTTGGTCGCTTGTCAACCCTGCTCCTATTGTGGCAAACGCTACTTCTGCACTTGTGTAAAGCACAGGACTACCGCTACTGTTTGCTGCACCTATATACAGTTCAATGTTTGGCTGACCAGAGCATAATGAAGTTGTATTAGTATTAGAAGCATAACTTGTTGCATTTTTATACACATTGGCAGAAACATTAGATGTTCTTGAACCAACTATATACCCTGTTGTGTTACTGGCGTTTCCTATTGCCCGCACAGAAGTACAATAAGCATCAAATGCTATATCTCCTGTTGATGAATTGTTTACAAAAAGCTGTATGTTTTGAGAACCAGAAACAAATGCAGCTATTAACTCTTGAACACCTGTAACAGATTGACGAGAATAATATGATACATGAACACTATTATTAGTTAGTGTAGTAGATGGCGTCAAATAAGTTCTTGCATAAGCGTTACTACCATTTGGGTCTGCACCACTCGATGTATGCGACCATGTGCCGCTAAATGTCAATCTAAATGCAGCATCCGCATCTCTTGGGTCTTTCAAATTCCATTTGTGTGTAGAAGCCGTACCACCTACGAATGGGTATATCGCACTCATCGAACTCCATAGAGAGCTATCCTTCAATTCTCTAACTAACGTACAGATAGCATCCTTTTGGGTTTGGTCGGTTATTCCTGCGCTGTCTATGAATTTTTGTGCATCAGCATCAGAGCATCCTGTAACCACCATAGGCTTATAATACGGATGCGTCCTCACTATCTGCCCCTGTGTAATGAACGGTAATAATATCAGTAATATCAGTAACCTCATTTACGATACCCGTTTAGTGTTAAAGAAAAATATTTTGGTTTGGTTGCCACAGTCGAGGTCTTTACCCACACCCATACACCGGGAGGGATTTTGGTCACATCAAAACTTGTGACGTTTGTTCCTGTGGTGGTATTGGTAACCTGACTGCCTGCTGTAACCAAAGCCGTTGCACCTGCTTCGACATTTAAGCTATCATTGTACCACACTTTATAAGTCACATCAGGGGAAGTACCCTGTAATACTGACCGCATAGAAGTAACCACAATAGTATCAGCATCATTGTAGAATGAGCCGTATATCGCTGATGTTGTGAAGGCTGTTGTGTCACCGTCTGCCCCGCTACCTGCACCGAATACAAGGTTTATTTTTTGTTGAGGCCAGTTTGCCATAGGTATTAAATCGCCATTGGTATC